CCGCGAGGAAACGATTGTCGAGACGATACGGATTCCATCGTCGAAAAAGGAACTTGCTCTTTCCCGTCGCTTTATTGGCGATGTCGCCAGTATCACCGTGGACGGGTCAGCCATTTCGGCGACGGATTACGAAATAGATCCAGGGTCGGGAATATTGACCAGGATCGACTCTGCCGGGGCGGTCATCTGTTGGGAGCGAAGCAAGGTCGTCGTGACCTATGACGCAGGGTTTGCTGTTGTGCCGGAACCACTGAAGCTTGCGGCGATCCGGGTGATCCAGGAACAATTGTCCGCGTCAGGGCGCGACCCGCTGCTCCGCGGCGAGACGGTCGAGGGGATCGGGCGTTTCGATTATTGGGTAAATGGCGCTAGCGCTTCCACATCTGGGCCGATTTCCGGCGCTGTTTCGGCGATGCTTGATCCATATCGAAGCATCTTTGTCTGACGCGATCAATTGGTCGGTCGGCATAAGCGCAACCACCATCATCGCGTTTACTATGCGCACTTATAGGAGCCCGCGATGAATTCTCCCGGCGTCTACACGCTTTCCGCCGCGATCACCGCCGCCGGGACGCAGGTCGCATCGTCGATCTCCGGCCTCGAGGGCATGCTCGCCGCCTCGATCGACGTCAATTTCATTTATGGCAGCGGCGGGACGAGCTGCGACGTGTTCGCGCAATTCTCGCTTGATGGCGGCGCGACCTGGCAGGACGCCGCGCATGCGGCCTTCACGACTGCGAGCGCGCGCAAGCAGTTCAATCTCTCCGGACTGACGCCCAAAACGACGCCGCAGACGCCCGGCGATGGCGTGCTCGCCGCCGACACGGCGGCGGACGGCGTTCTGGGTCCGCTCTGGCGCTTGAAGATCGTCAGCGTCGGCGTCTATGGCGCGAGCACGCAGGTCGTCGCCCGGCTCGTGGCGCGGTAAATGACGCCGCAGCAGGCCCGCGCAGCGCTGGATCGGCATCTCGCCAATGCGGGCGCTGATTGCACGCTAGTCCGACTGCTCGGCACACAGCAGGCGCCGGTCTCAGTCATCGTGCGCGCCCACGTCACGGATTACACGCCGCAGACGCTGATCGCCGGATCCGGCCTGCAAGCGGGCGACAGCAAGGTCATCATCTCGACGACGCAGATCGACGCGGCGCAATGGCCGGGCGCGGTCCCTGCCGCGCAGGCGACGCCCGGCGATCCGCGCGTGCCGCGCAAGGGCGATCGGCTCATCGTTTCAGGGCGCACGCGGACCGTGCTCTATGCCTGGGAAGCGCCGCGCATCAACGGCGAGCTCGTCCGCATCGAAATGGAAATCCGCTAAAATAGGGGCGCAAAATGACCGTAGCTGCATCCGTAAGAGCCGCGCTGTCCATCTCGCAGGCTGGGGCCAATGCCTTTTCCGGCGGGCCGAATTGGAACGCGGCAATTGATAAGGTGCTGTCGTTCACAAACGGCACTGGCGCGAACCAATGCGACATTGCCTATATCGCAGAGCGCACAGTCGCCAGTGCGACGAATGACGATATCGATCTTGCCGGCGTGCTCACCGACGCGCTCGGCGCGGCGATCGCCGCGGCTGAACTTGTGGCGCTGCTCATCATAAATGAACAGAAAGACGGCGCGGCCAATACGACCGATCTGACGATCGGGCTCGGGACCAATCCTGTTCTCGGATTTCTCGGCGGGACTCTGCCGACGATCGGGCCGCTCAAACCTGGGGCTATGATCCTTTTGGCGTCGCCTGGCGCCGCTGGCCTCGGGGTCGTGAGCGCAGGCAGCGCCGACGTGTTGCGTGTCGCCAACAGCTCCGGCGCGCAGGCAAAATATCTCATCGCTGTCCTGGCGCGCTCCGCCTGATAAATGGCCCGCATCAGCGTTTTCAGCCGCGAGATCGATCTACTCGTCTCGCGGCATCTTTCGCCAGAGGCGCGCCAGCGCAAGGCGGCGCAATTTGCGCGTAAAGTTCTCGCTGATGCGCAGACGACGAATAAGCACGCGCTCGGCGTCACGCCGCCGCATAAGCAGTTTGTCGACGGCAAGGCAGGCGCTGCGCTCGAAAGCGTCAATCCTGATCATGGGCGGATTACCTTCACCTTCGAACTTGCGCATGAGATGCTGCGCTGGATTGGCGAGCAGCTCGTGCAACATTCGCCCGTGTTGACCGGCCGCTATCGCGACTCACATGCGCTGCTTGCGGACGGCGTCGAAATCGACGCCGACGGAAAAATTCCGGAAGCGCAGATCTATACGTTTGTGAACATTGCGCCCTATGCCCGCAAGATCGAGCGCGGCGAGTCCGATCAGTCTCCGGAAGGGGTTTATGAGGTCGTCGCCGCGTTGGCGCAGCGCCGGTTCGGCAACATCGCGCGCATTCGATTTGCGTATCGTTCGCTGAATATCCCAGCCGAGCGCAGCCGCGCGGCAAGGGCCGTTGAGCGCAACAGCCGCAATCCGGCGATCATCGTCACTCTGAGGTAGCCGCGTGGCGAAGAAAACCGCCGTCGACGCGATCATCGCGCGCCTCAAGGCGAATTGGACGCTGGCGCCGATCCTCGACCGCAACGAAACGACGCAGACGCCGGCCGAGGGCTCGCCATGGGTCCGTATCGAATTTCCTGTCGCCAATAATAGGCCGCAAGCGCTCGACCGTGAATATCGCGAAGATGGCGGCTTTCGCGTCGTCGTCGCCACGGAAATCGGGAGCGGGATCCATAAATCCAACGACTGGTGTGAGCAGATCGCCGCGATCTTTCGAGGTCAGAAGTTCGGTGGCGTCCAATGCTGGACGCCGACGATCCGCGAAGGCGTTGACGACGGCTCCTATTTCATCGCGACGGTCGTGGTGCCCTACTGGTTCTCTTACAGCGATTGAGGCTGCAATGGCGCTCATCAAGAACAACACTTCGCGCGGCATTGATTTCGTTGTGCGCGGCGCGGCTGTCGACGGCGTGCCGCCAACGGCAATCATCCCGCCGGGTCAAGCGCGCGAGATCGACGTCGATCTCGACTCGGCCCAGGTCCGCGGCATGGCACATGTCGGGTCCATCACGATCGTTGGCGGCGAGAAGGCCGCCCCTGCCCACAAGGCGCCCGCGCCGGAAAAGCCAGCGCAGAGTCTGGCCGAGACAGCCAAGGCGCTTGAGCTTTCTCCAAAGCCGTCACCGAAAACTGATGAAGGAAAACGTCAATGAGCCTGCCATACGGTGGAATCGGAACGAAAGTCTATATCGCCCCCGCAGTTGTCGCCGTCCCTGCGGACGCGACGGCGTATAATGCGCTGTCGTGGACTGAAATTGGCGGCGTGCAGGGATTCCCGGCGCATGGCGATCAGTCCGCCGAGTTGACGGCGTCGGAGCTCAGCTCCGAACGCGTCAAGAAAGCCAAGGGGCCGCGCAATGCCGGCACCGTCAGCGTGACATGCACGCATTACGACGACGACACCGGGCAGGCGGCTTTGGTTGCCGCTGAGGCAACGGAATTCAACTACCCGTTCAAGGTCGTGACGCCCAACCGGGCGACGACGGGCGGCACGGATGGCATCCGCTATTTCACCGGTCTCGTGCTGTCGGAGCGGCTCGGCGATCTGACGCCGGACGGCATCACCACGCGCATTTTCGACATTTCGATCAATAGCGCCGTCACCAAGGTTGCGCCGACCTAACCGCTCGGCTCGCTGCGCGTCGCCGTAGATCACAAAGAGGACCATATGCTTGATTTGACCACACTCGACACCGCCACCGCTGCGGACGCAGGCTCCATCATGGAGGTGCTGCATCCGACGACCGGCGCCGTGCTTACCGATGACGCCGGAAAAACGGTGACGCTCACCCTCGCCGGCCAGGACAGCGCGCGCTATCAGCGCGCGGCGCGCGCGTCGCGCAACCGGCGTTTGAAGGCGCAGCAATCCGGCCGCCGCGTGCAAATTTCCGCCGAGGAAATGGAAAACGACGGCGTCGAAACGATCGTCGCCTGCACGCTGGGATGGGATGGAATCGGCGTCGATGGCGCGCCGCTGCCGTTTTCAGCGGATAACGCCCGCATGCTCTACAAGCGCCTACCCTGGCTGCTCGAGCAGGCCGATGCGTTTATCTCCGACCGCGCAAATTTCTTGAAGACCTCGGCGAAGAACTAGTCGCCTACGCGACCGAGGCCTTTTTCTCGAAAGGCGAAGTTGTCGCCGAAGCGCCGGAAGAGCTCGCCCATGTGTGGGTGTGGTTTTGCGAGCTGTCGGCGGCGCGTTCAGGCGGCGGTTCCGGGCTCAATCCGATCGGCTTTGCTGATATTTCTGGTTGGGCGCATGTGACGCGCGCCGCCCCAACGCCTTGGGAAGTAGCGCTGATCCGGCGCATCGACGCCGAGATTTTGCCAAGGCTCAATAGCGGCTCCGGGCGCGGCCATAACATGATCAGCGCCGATAATATCGCCGGCGTCGATGCGCTTTTTGATCGGATCGAGGCGCGCGCGAATCGGGTGTTTGGATAAATGGCCGAAGAACTCGTCAGTCGCATTGATCTAACGGTCACGGGAGGCGCTGCGGCCGATAAGGCCGCAGTGTCTCTAGACCGTCTCGCTGCGGCGAATGATGGAGTTGTAGTATCTCTTGACCGGTCGTCAAAAATCCGCGAGCGCAACGAAGCCGCAGTTGAACGCCTCGCAAGGCGATATGACCAAGAATACCGCATGCTTAAGCAGGCCGAACAGGCGCAGAAAGAACTTGACCGTGCGCGAAACTCTGGGCTTGCCGGAACACAGGCTTACGATCGGCTTCAAGCGGCGCTGACCAAGGGAGTAAATGACAACGCCAAGGCGGTTGGCCTCGCGCGTCACGAGTGGGTAAATCTCGGTCGCCAGTTCCAAGACATAGGCACAATGGCGGCAATGGGCGCGTCGCCGATGCAGATTTTGACATCGCAGGGCGCGCAGATCGCCGATGTGTTTTCTTCTAGCCAGGGCGGCGCTGGGGCGGCGCTGAAGGAATTTGGCGGCGTCGTGCTGCGCGTCGCGACAAGCCCGCTCACCGCCGTCGCGGCGGCCATTGGAACGGCGGCGCTAGCCACCTACCAGTGGCAAAAAGGCACGGATGCTCTTACGGTCTCTTTGAACCGCATGGGGTCGTCTGCGGGCCTTATGACGGGCGGGGTCGAGTCGATCGCAGCGGGCGCGGCCAAGGAAGCCGGTCTCTCGGTATCTACGGCTCGAGAGCTGGCGGCGCAATTCATCGGCGCTGGCGCCCCTGGTAGGTCTATCGGCGGCGCGATCGGCATTGCCCGTGACTTTGGTAATAAGCTGGGCCTATCCGGCGAGGATGCGGCGGCGGCTATCGCCGGCGCGCTTGCCGACCCGACACGCGGCGCTGAAGAGCTTGCCAAAAAATTCGGCCTACTCTCGTTGGCGCAGCGGGAGGAAATCGCCAGGATATAGGATTTAGGCGATAAGTCCGGCGCGGCGCAAAAGCTGATCGCCGGCGTATCGATGCGGCTCAAGGAACTTGAAGACCCGACTTGGAGTGTCGGCCGTGCGCTGGAAAGCCTCAAAAACACGGCATCAGACTTCCTGTCGAGGATTGGTCGCGGTATTGCCGGCGGCGAGGCAGAAAACGAGTTTCTGCGCCAGTCTCGCGTTGCGTCAATGCAGCGGTCGGCGCTTGATCAAGGCGTTCTAAGGCAGCGCGGTCTCGATAAGATCGGCGAGGATGCTGCTCTTGCCGCGCGCGAGATCACCGCACAGACCTATGCGCAGCGCGAGGCGATCATTGCGGAA